ACTGATTACTACGTTAGTCAACTTCCCAAAAATACCATAACTTCCGTTTACGATTTCAGCGAAAAGAATACTACTGAGCAATCCCTACAGGTTCATTTTATAGATGAAGCATTTGCTGCAATGTCAACTCCTACCGGACTTGTCACTGGTGAATTAGGTAGCAAAAACGTTCCAATTTATCTTGGTGGTACTCCCGGATTACCAGAGGGTGTAGATCTTAAGGTTGGAGATACTGTATTAAATGATGGTAATGATCTTCTCATCACTGGTGTTGGTACAGTTGTTGTAACAGCATCAGAATTTAATACTGGAGTTGTTGGTGTAGGTACATCCACAAAACCAATTGGTATTAACACTGGTTCCTATGTATCCTTTGTTCCTCATGGGGCTGGATTAGCAGGTGGAGCAACACTTGTTGATGGAGCAAACAATATTCCAATTACCTCTATCGGAAGTAGTGTTTTAATGTTGTCATCAGCAACGAGTGCTGGTATTGATACAGGTGATACACTGGTTATCAATACACTGTATGGTATTAGTGTTGGATCTACTTTAACTGCTGATATTGCGTCAGGGGAAAACTTAACCTTCAAGAGATTACAATTAGGTGTTGACCGCACTGTGTATGGTATTGGTGCTACAGTCGGTGCTGGTGTTTCTGTTAAACCACATGAACTTGAGTATACAACTCAAGGTAATGGATGGGTTGGTGTTACAACTTACATGGATTGTCAAGGTAACCTAAGAGTTAAATCTGAAATATTAGTCGCAGGTGTCGGTATCAATACTGGATCAAATGGACTTCTATATCCAACTGATCTTGGTAACGCATAAAAAATAAATTTTATTTACTAATATGATATGATCTTTAATGAATTGACCGAGGATAATTTCCTCCTGTTTGCAATTAAAAATTATGAAAACCCGCAAGCGGTAACTAAAGAAGATTTTGATCGAGACTTAAATCACTTTAAGTATATTAAAAGATTACTGAAAAGATATAAGAGAGACGGTGAACTAAAGACTCATCTTCTCTTGAATCACTTCATAATCCTATATAATATATTTGGAGAGGCTGCTACTCCTATGCTATTTTATAAAATAGAGGAGGATTTGTGGTCTACTATGAAGACTTTTGTGATGTTCTTAGGTAAATTACCTGAATATCCGAGGTCAAAAATACATGATGTTCAGGTTGATTTAAATTGTTTGTCCGAACTTTATAAAATTTATAAGAAGGATGGAAAAAAGGGTTCTCGATAAGATAATTCACATCATCAGAGAAGAGATGATGGCAGTAGGTAATGCTGGTTATCAATCTGGCGGAGATCAAACGAGAGCAGGCTTTGATCCAGTAATGGGATCAAAAAAAAGAAAGAAACCAAAATATATGAAACTTCCTACAGGAATGAGGAAGAGATGGAGTAAGAAGAATGGAAAATAATAACGCATTATTAGAAAGATTAGAGAAAGTCATAGATTCATTGAGTGAAAACTCCATCAAAATGGGACAGATGCTTGCTGTTCATGATGAAAAGTTAGAAAAACAAGATAGAATTGATGCAGTTTTATTTGAAAAAATAAAATTAGTAGAGGAAAAATTAGATAAACACGCAAATGATATTAAAAAAGGATGCGAAAGAGATATAATGTTGGTGGATAAACGACTAAGAGTAATAGAAAAGAAGATGTGGACAATCGCAGGAGCGTTGACTGTGATTAGTTTTGTGGTGTCACCTATAGGACAAAGATTTGTAAAATCATTGACAACACCATCACAACCAAGTATAATTATAGAAAAATAAAAATATCCACATGGATATGATTGATTCCAAGTATATAAACTTGGTGTCTTCACGCTTACAAAGGTTCAAAAGAGTGAAGGCAGACTTATATAATTTTAGATGCCCGATTTGTGGAGACTCTCAAAAGAACAAGAGTAAAACAAGAGGATATCTCTATGCGATTAAGGCAAATGTAAATTACAAATGCCATAATTGTGGTGCTTCTATGTCACTTAATAATTTTATTAAGCAAATAGATCCTGTTATTGCAAAGCAATATGCCTTTGAAAAATTTAAAGATGGTCACACCGGTAGGAACTTCGTCACAGAGGAACCTACCTTTAACTTTGAGGCACCTAAGTTTAAAAAGAAACTGGATCTACCTAAAGCATCCACTGTTCCTATCGCAAAGTTATATCTAGAAAAAAGAAAATTAAATCCGACTAAATTTTATTATGCGGATAAATTTAAAGCATGGACAAACTCTCTTAAAGAGACATTTGAAAATGTAGATTATGATGAACCAAGAATAATCATCCCTTTATATTACAAAGATGACTTAGTTGGGTTTCAAGGAAGATCTCTAGGCCCAAACAAAGTTAAATATATCACAGTGATGATTAATGATAACGCACCAAAGATTTATGGATTAGATGAAATCAAAAAAGAATCACCAGTTTACATCACAGAAGGGCCCTTTGACTCTTCCTTTATCAAAAACTCAATCGCCATGTGCGGAGCAGATGCTGATGTTTATAAGTGGGGTGTTAGCGATCCTGTGTGGATTTACGATAATGAGCCACGCAACAATGAAATTGTTAAACGAATATCAAACACCATCAGTAAAGGTGATAAAGTCGTGATATGGCCCTCTAACATTAATGAGAAAGATATTAATGATATGGTTCTTAGTGGACATAATGTTCAAGAACTGGTAGAATCAAACATATATAATGGACTAGAAGCAAACTTAAAATTTAACATTTGGAAACGAATATGAGCAACGGTATCAAAGTTAAAAAACGTAATGGAAGAGGAATTGAACCTCTTAACCTTGATAAGATGCATGTAATGGTAGAACAAGCGTGTGAGGGTCTTGCAGGGGTCTCTGCGAGTCAAGTTGAGATACAATCTGGTATCCAGTTTTATGATGGTATTACTACTACCGAGATACAAGAAATTCTTGTAAAGTCTGCATCTGATTTGATAGATTTAGATCATCCTAATTACCAATATGTTGCTGCAAGATTATTACTTTATGGTGTTAGAAAAAAACTCTTTGGAAGATTAAGAGAACTTCCTCATTTAGAGCAACACATCTATGCTTGCACTAATATTGATGTATATGATAAAGATATATTCAACAAATATTCAAAGGAAGAGATTGAAAAAGCAAATAGTTTTATAGATCATGAACGTGATTTCTTATTCACATATGCTGGACTCAGACAAGTTGTTGATAAATATCTTGTACAAGACCGAAGTGGCGGTGGTGTCTATGAGACTCCACAGTTCATGTATATTATGATTGCTCTGACAATATTTGCAGAGTATCCAAAAGAAACAAGGATGAATTATGTCAAAAGATACTACGACGCAATCTCAAAACACAAAATCAACATTCCCACACCTATCATGGGAGGGGTTAGAACTCCAATTAGACAGTTTGCTAGCTGTGTTCTTGTTGATATTAATGACACCCTCGATAGTATCTTTAGCAGTGATATGGCAATTGGCAAATACGTTGCACAAAGGGCGGGTATCGGTATCAACGCGGGCCGCATCCGTGGGATCAACGCTAAAATCAGGGGCGGTGAAGTGCAGCACACAGGTGTTGTCCCGTTCCTCAAAAAGTTTGAAGCAACTGTCAGATGTTGCACTCAAAATGGCATCCGTGGTGGATCAGCAACTGTCCACTTCCCCATTTGGCACCAAGAAATAAGAGATATAATAGTTCTTAAGAACAATAAAGGAACAGAAGATAATCGAGTCAGGAAACTTGACTACAGTATTCAATTAAGTAAATTATTTTATGAACGTTTTATCCAAGATAAAGAGATCACGCTTTTTTCCCCTCATGATGTTCCTTCTTTGTATGAGAGTTTTGGCACCGATAGGTTTGATGAGTTATATTGCAGTTACGAAAATGATCCAACAATCCCCTCAACAAGGGTTAAAGCACAAGAATTAATTCTTGATTTGCTCAAGGAAAGAGCAGAGACTGGACGTATCTATATCATGAATATAGATCATTGTAATACCCATTCATCTTTCAAAGATAATATTTACATGAGTAATCTCTGTCAGGAGATCACACTTCCAACATATCCCATAGAACATATTGATGATCACTTAGGTGAGATCTCATTATGCATATTAAGTGCAGTAAATGTTGGTAAAATTAGATCAGATGATGAATTGGAAGAGTTGTGTGATCTTTCAGTTCGTGCATTGGATGAGTTGATTGACTATCAGAACTACCCTGTAAAGGCAGCAGAAATCGCTACAAAGGCACGAAGATCACTTGGGGTAGGTTTCATAGGGTTAGCACACTATTTGGCAAAATTAGGATTCAAATATGACTCACAAGAAGCATGGGATGCAGTTCATGGACTTTCTGAATCTTTCCAATATTTTCTACTAAAAGCATCAAATAATCTTGCCAAAGAAAAGGGTTGGTGTGAAAATTTTGGACGCACTAAATATTCAGACGGAATCTTGCCAATTGATACTTACAAAAAAGATGTTGATGAAATTACATCTCAAAAATTAGAACATGATTGGGAATCTCTTAGAGCATCTATCTTGGAACACGGCCTTAGGCACTCAACATTGTCCGCACAGATGCCATCGGAGAGCAGTTCCGTTGTGTCAAATGCCACAAATGGAATCGAACCACCTAGAGACTACCTGTCCATTAAGAAGTCAAAGAAAGGGCCTCTTAAACAAGTGGTTCCACAATACAATTCCTTGAAGAATAATTATACATTGCTATGGGACATGCCTTCTAACGAAGGATATATAAATGTAGTAGCAATCATGCAGAAATTTTTTGATCAAGCAATCTCTGGGAACTGGAGTTACAATCCAGAAAACTATCCAGATAACGAAGTGCCTGTCAGTGTAATGGCACAAGATCTTCTAACTACTTATAAGTTAGGATGGAAGACATCATACTATCAAAATACGCATGATATGAAGAGTGATGATGAAGATTTAGAAGAAAAAACTGAAAAATTAGATAACTTACTTGAAGAACTAGAAAACGTCGATGAGGGGGAATGCGAATCCTGTGCAGTCTAAAGTAGAAGGAATGACTGTCTTCAATACTGAAGAAGTCGATACCAAGAAACAACCTATGTTTTTTGGTAAACCATTAGGAGTTCAAAGATATGACTCTTACAAGTATCCACAATTTGAAAACCTAACTAAACAACAGTTAGGTTATTTTTGGAGACCAGAAGAGGTATCACTCCAGAAAGATCGTGGTGACTATCAATCATTACGTCCAGAACAAAAGCATATCTATACTTCTAACTTGAAGTATCAGATTATGTTAGACTCTGTGCAAGGTCGTGCACCCGGAATGGCATTCATTCCATACTGTTCTTTACCAGAACTAGAGTCTTGTATGGAAGTCTGGGGATTCATGGAGATGATTCATAGTCGTTCATACACATATGTTATAAAAAATGTTTATTCAGATCCGTCTGAAGTATTTGATACTATTATCAGTGATCCAAAAATACTAGAACGTGCTGCAAGTGTTACTGAGTCTTATGATGACTTTATTAATCATGCTCAAGAGTGGGGCACAGGTAACATGTGGAGAGACAGTTGGAAAGATTCAGAGGCATCCACATCCACTAGAAAAGAATTAAAAAGAAAACTTTATCGTGCAATCGCAAATGTCAACATCTTGGAAGGTATTCGTTTTTACGTCTCTTTTGCTTGTTCTTTCGCATTCGGTGAACTCAAGCTTATGGAAGGGTCAGCTAAGATCATATCCCTTATTGCAAGAGACGAGAACCAACACCTCGCCCTCACCCAAAACATTTTAAGAAACTGGAAGAAGGGTGATGATCCAGATATGGTTCAAATAATGAAGGAAGAAGAAGAGTGGACATATAAAATGTTTGACAAATGTGTGAATGAAGAGAAAAGATGGGCAGACTATTTGTTTAAAAATGGTAGCATGATTGGTTTGAATGACAAATTACTTCAACAATATGTTGAGTGGATCGCAAATAGAAGATTAAAAACCATAGGTTTAAAACCAGTATATGATATTGCAGCAAAACATAATCCATTACCTTGGACTCAACATTGGATTAGTTCTAAGGGTCTTCAAGTAGCACCACAGGAAACAGAAGTAGAATCTTATGTTGTTGGTGGTATTAAACAGGATGTGAAGAAGGATACATTTAGTGGATTCAAACTTTGATTTTCTAGAAGTATATGATGATACTCTTTCTAAGGAAGAGTGTGATAAACTCATAAAAGATTTTGAGGATGTAAGTCCTCTTTCTGGTCGTAAGGTCTATGAGGGATCTTCGCTTAATAATTCTGGTGGTGCAAATCGACAAAAATATTCAACCACCTTATATTCTGACATGCAAGATAGTTTGTTTCAAGCATTCAATATTCCCACTGACATTTCTTTACAGAAAGGTATTAGAGCATACAAAGAAAAGTATTCTTTTCTCAACGATATTTTTACATGGAGTTGTTGGAGGTATTATAATATTCAAAAATATGAAGAGGGTCAGGGATATTATAGACTTCATTGTGAACATGACTCATCTGACACATCAGCACTTAGCCGTATTTTGGCATGGATGATTTATCTAAATGATGCCGAATGCGGAACAGAGTTTCCGTATCAAAACAAAATATTAGAAGCAAAGGCAGGTAGATTGGTAATATGGCCTTCAGCATGGTCACATCCACATAAAGGAGTTACTCCGAACAAAGGTCTCAAATACATAGCAACAGGATGGTATTGTTTCGATAAATGAAAAAATTTATTTTTGATATTGATGGCACACTAACGCTTAGTCGTCAACAAATTGACACTTCTTTTGAAGCATATATGATTGTATTTTGCTGCAAGTATCCAGTTTATCTTGTTACTGGTAGTGATAGACAAAAAACTATTGATCAAATAGGTCTTGACATTTGTTTTAGAGCAGAGAAAGTTTATAATTGCTCTGGTGCTGATGCTTACAAGAGAGACACGAATGTGTATCGGTCTAGTTGGAAAGTATCAGAAGAAGTAGAAAAATTTTTACAAGATGAATTAGATTATAGTCAGTTTCCTATTCGTAATGGATTGCATATTGAGCACAGGCCTGGTGGTATTAACTTTAGTATTCTAGGAAGAGGTACTGGAGTTGATCTTTCTAGTAGAGAAGAGTATGTAAAGTGGGATAGAAATACTGGTGAGAGAATTGCCATTGCAGATAGAATAAAAAATCAATTTCCAGATCTTAATGTTCAGATAGGTGGTCAAACTGGTCTTGATATATCTGATGGTGATAAGAGTCAGATACTCAGAGACTTTAATCCAAATGATGAATTACATTTTTTTGGTGACATGATGAATGAAGGAGAAAATGATTATCCTTTAGCAAAAGCAGTTGAAGAAATGGGTGGATATACATACCATGTTCGTGATTTTAGGCATACATGGAGTATACTAAATAAAATGTGCAATTAAAAACTATGAAATGGTTGAAGGAGGAGTTTACGAAAACCCCTGGCTATATGAGGGTAAACCTTTCACTACTGACGATATTAATGATTTCTTCGGTTACGTCTACCGTATTACAAATCTCCAGAATGGGAGAGAGTATATTGGGAGAAAATATTTCTGGAAGTTTAGAACTCCCAAGGGAAAGAAGAGAAAAGTAAAATCTGAATCTGATTGGAAAAAATATTATGGGTCTTGTCCAGAACTTAAAGAAGAGATTGAACAGTTTGGTAGACAAAATTTTAGTCGAACTATCTTATCATTACATTATACAAAAGGCAAGACAAACTACGAGGAAACTAGACAACTCTTCAAAAATAAAGTCCTCACTGAACAGCTTGACGACGGAACACCAAAGTACTATAATAGCAACATCCTCTCAAGGTATTTCAGAAAAGACTATTATGGAAATGAAAACGACTGAAGAAGCTGTTGCTGATGCCAGAGCATGGTCATTAACTCGAATGGATAGTGAAGATATTTCAGATTTAGATGCTGAATCTATCTACGTAGAGTTTCAAGAATGGATAGAACCATTACCAGAATTAGACATATTATCTCTAGACAAACTAGAACCTTTTTATGAAGATGATAAAGATGTTGACAAATAAATTAAATCGTATATAATATATTTGGGCATCAGGGAGACCACCACCACATCTCCCTGTATAAGGCCCAATCTTGCGGGTATCGTATAAAAGTATTATGATAGGTTTCCAACCTGTAGAACTTGGGGCAGTACCAAGTATCCGCTTCGAGTAGACTGACGAGTTTGCTCTGGGAGTGACTGAATAAACTTGCTGGCATAGGTCTAGTTAAGGTGATGAGACACAGGTGGTGCTGCTGCTCGCAGGAGCAGAACCGACGACCAATCGGGTCTCAGGTCGTAGAGATTTTCTAAACTGTAGAAATGCCCTCTACGTGTTGGAACACAGAAACCCAACCTCCCCCTTAAATATTTCAGAGAACATCATGACTAAAACAGATAGACCTTGGGGATGGTATGATGTTATTGATAGTGATAAAAGATATAAAGTAAAAAGTATTGAAGTCAAACCCGGAGAAAGACTCTCTTTACAAATGCATCATCACCGTGCAGAACATTGGGTAGTAGTTGAAGGAACTGCTCTCGTACAAGTTGGTGATGAAGAAAAACTGCTCACTGAAAACGAAAGTACCTATATACCTATAGGCTCGATCCACCGATTATCTAATCCCGGAAAAATACCTTTAAGAATAATTGAAGTGCAAAGTGGGTCATACTTGGAAGAAGATGATATAACACGTTTAGAAGACGTATACGGAAGACTTAAAACACAACAGGAGTTAAATGAAGAACGATGATTGTCGTTAGATGTAAACAATGCAATAAAGAAGTATCAGGCCATACATCAAGAGCATATTCATGTGGATGTCCTAACATGGTAACTGTTACTGGTGACACTTTTAGTGCAGTTGACCTAACTAAAGTTATAATGATAAAATCTGGGAAGGATACTTCCAAGAAACAATCACTATTCTCTCCACAAGAATTACAATTTCAAGAGGAGAGACGCAAACGTAAAGTTCGCAAACTAGATTTCGAGATTAGGTAACGATTAAAAAAATCAACTATGATAAAACAAATCCTCTCAGAATTTCCTTTAACTGATGTTCCTACAGAGAGAACAGTTACTGAGGAAAAAATACGGAAGTATGCATATACCAAAGATGAGGTAGATGCACTGATTGATACTGCTGTTGAGAGAGCAGTTGCCGAAGCAAAAAGAATTGATAAAGAATCAATGGCAAAACATAATCGTGATGCCACTGTGATTAGTATGATTCTTGGTTTTACAACCCTTGCATTATTTGTTGATGGATTACTAAGAATGTTGGGAATCATCCCACCATTTATGGATTTAGATGTTAATATATTAGAAAGGATAGAAACTGATATTATTGATAGAATAAAACAAGTTCCTATTCAGAGAATACTACAATCAGGTTTTAGATGAACGACATTTGGGTTTTTATATATCTCATGGGCTTTGTGGCCGTGTTTGGTATGACATGTGTTTACATGTTTATGATGATGAGATCAACTCTAGCAGAGTTTGACAAACAACCAGTTAAATCTTATAATAATGTTATGAGAGCATACACACCTCATCCAGAAGCACCTAAAGACGGAGAAGAAGTCATGGGTGTCACTTTCAAAAGTTGTGATCTTGATGAGTATAATGCTTTACAGGCTCGTATCAATGAACTCAAACAAAAACTTGAGGAAGATGATGACGATGATGATGATGACGGTGACATTGTAGTAAGAGTATGAAAACAATCTCAAGTGAAAAATTACTTAAAATCTATCGCACAGTTGTTATTCCTAAGATGATTAAGTATCCACCAATTCGTAAAC